TGTGGTCAAGTATTTTTACATTATAATAATGTTGAAACTAAAGGGTCTAAAGAAAATATATACGACCGAAGACCTCATTTAGGACTTCCCGCTTGGTTTAAAAAGTGATATAGAATCCTCTTACTAGAGGAGCTTACCACCAATTCTACCTCAAGCTCCTCTGGTATTTACAGTATTTATAAGTATAATAGAGGGTTATGCCATTACAGAAAATACAATTTAAACCTGGATTTAATAAACAACAGACTGCAACCGGAGCCGAAGGGCAATGGATTGACGGTGATAATATAAGATTTCGTTATGGCGAACCACAAAAGATAGGTGGATTCCAGCAACTCGTCTCTAGCACCTTGGCAGGTCCAGCGCGTGACCAGCATACTTGGACTGCATTAGATGGTAAAAAATATGCAGCAATAGGAACTTCAAAATTATTAGTTATTTACTACGAACAAGAATTTTTTGATATTACTCCACTTGGAACACCTTTAACTTCTTGCACCTACACATCAACAACAGGATCAGCAACAGTTACAATTAATAAAACATCTCATGGATTAGAGGTTGGTGATTATATTATATTTACAAGTGTTACAACTCCAGGAGCACCTACAACAAGTTATACATCAGCAGATTTTACAACAAATACTTTTGAAGTTAAAACAATTCCAACGTCTTCAACTTTTACAGTTACAATGCCATCTAATGAAACAGGCACTGGTGTTACCGCAGGTGGAACTTTAACTACAACTCCTTACATTACAATTGGACCAACATTTCAAACTCCTGCATTTGGATTTGGTACAGGATACTGGGGTGGAACAATTCCAACTTCAGTTACAACTACATTAAATGGTGGTATTGATGCTGTGGTTACAACTATTACAGTTGTTTCAACTTCAGCTTTTCCAACGACTGGAAGATTAGATATTGGAACAGAATTAATTACTTATACAAGTAAAAATGCAACACAATTTTTAGGATGTACTCGAGGTGCAAACGGATCTACAGCAGCTTCTCATTTAACAGGTGTTACTGTAACTAATGCAACAAGTTGGGTTGATTGGGGAGAAGAATCAAATACTGCAGGTGTTACACTTGCACCAGGTTCCTGGTCACTTGATAACTATGGACAGTTATTGGTTGCAACAGTTAAGAACGGAGCAACTTATACTTGGGATCCAGCAGCTCCTGGAAGATTAGGAATAAGAGCTACAGTTATATCAGGTGCTCCAACAGCGTCCGTTTGTTCTGTTGTATCCGATCGAGATAGACATTTATTTTTATTTGGAACAGAAACAGTTATTGGAGATCCGACATCTCAAGATCCAATGTTTATAAGATTTTCAAATCAAGAAGATTTTAATACTTGGAATCCAACTGTTACAAACACAGCTGGTACATTTAGACTAGATACGGGCAACGAGATTATCGGAGCTATACAAGGTAAAGATTATATATTCGTTCTTACAGATCAAGCTGCATATATGATTCAATTTGTTGGTCCACCATTTACATTTTCAGTAAGACAAGTTGGAACAAACTGCGGATGTATTGGTCAACATGCAATGGTGTTTGCACAAGGAGCAGTATTCTGGATGGGATTTGGTGGAGGATTCTTTGCATTTGATGGAACAGTTAAACAAATACCATCATTAGTTGAAGACTTTGTATTTACAGATATTGGAGATAATTTAGGAATTAACTATGATGCAAGTCAAATAACTTATGCATATCATAATAGTTTATACAATGAAGTTGGTTGGTTTTATGCAAAAGCAGGAGCAACTCAATTAGATAGAAATGTAGTTTATAACTTCGTTGATAATACATGGGCGGTTGGATCTTTAACTAGAACTACATATCAAGATTCTGTTACTTTTGATTTACCTTACGCAACGCAATATATCACAAATGGAACACCAAGTTTTCCAACTATTAATGGTGCAAGTAATTTATATGGTTCATCTAAATACTGGGCACAAGAAACGGGCGTCAATGAAGTAGATGCAAATGGTAACGCAACAGCTATTGCAGCTTATGTTAAATCAGGAGATTACGATATATCAGAACAAGGTATAGGTGGAGATGGTCAATTAATAATGCGTGTTAAACGATTTATTCCAGACTTTAAAAGTTTAGAAGGCAATGCAAAGATAACTTTATTCTTTAGAGACTATCCTGCAAATAGTGAATCTACACCTTCTACAACACCACCATTAATTACCGGACCTTTTACAATTACATCTTCAACTGATAAAGTAGACACGCGCGTGCGAGGAAGACAAGTGAGTTTAAAAATAGAAAATGATGCAGTAGGTGAAACTTGGAGATATGGAACTTTGAGATTGGATATTGAAGCAGGTGGTAGAAGATAATGGCAAAGATAACAGCGTATATACCAGAGCCATCACAAAATTATGATGTTAATAATCAAAGACAAATACTTGAGGCAATTAATACAATTAAAGATCAACTTAACTTTGGATATCAACAAGATTTAATTAATCAACAATCTGCTATGACACAATTTATATATGGAACACAATCTGGATCTTTCTGTCCACAACAGCCTATTGAAATAGCAGGTGGTGGAGGTTCTAATGCTTACGATGCATTTGGAAGATTGAGAGTATCTAATCCACTTACTATCTTTGACAGTAAAAGTATTATGTCAAAGAATAATCTATTTGATGAATCAACGGCTAATGGTGGAACAGTTACTTATACTGCAAATAAATCTACAGTTAATTTAAACGTAACAGAAGCAGCAGGATCTACAACAATAAGACAATCTAAAAGAGTCATGTCTTATCAACCAGGCAAATCATTACTTATTTTTAATACATTTGTAATGAATGCACAGACAGAAAACTTAAAACAAAAGGTTGGATTATTTGATGGTAATAATGGAATATTCTTTCAAGACACAGGAACAGGTTATCAAATCGTAAGACGTACTTATACATCAGGAGCTGCAGTTGATACTGAAGTTAATCAATCAGCTTGGAATGGAGATAAGTTAAATGGAACAGGGCCAAGTGGATTTACATTAAATGCAGCTACATCTAATATATTATTTATTGATATTGAATGGTTAGGAGTTGGATCTGTTAGAGTTGGATTTGTTATTAATGGTCAATTAATTACAGCTCATACTTTCTATAACGCAAATAGTTTAACAACTGTTTACATGCAAACTGCGAATTTACCTATACGATATGAAATTAATAGAAACGGGACACTAGCGGCGGGGACATATACATTACAACAAATATGTTCTTCTTGTATTTCTGAAGGTGGTTATTCTCCTGAAGGATTACAACAAATGATTGGAACATCACAAATTAATGCTGGTGTAAATTTAAGTACAGCTAATACTTATTATAATATTGCAACGATTAAAATTAAATCTGGAAGACCTTATGCAGTTATAGTTCCTGCAGGAATAGATGTATTAAATATTTCAAATAACGATTTTGAATGGGGTTTATTTTTTAATGCTACCCCTTCTTCTGCTTTTTCTTATACAAGTTTTAATGATAATATAGAATATGATTTAACAACAGTTGATTTAACTTCAACAGGCACAAGAGTTGCTGGAGGTTATTTAGGTGGTAAAACTGCTCCATTTGCTTTAGGAGGAGATTTTATAGCATTCTCAAATCAACTTGGACAAACAATTAGTGGAACATCTGATACTTTAACACTAGGTGTAAGATCTGGAACAGCTAATGGAGATGTTTCAGGATTAATTAAATGGTATGATTTAACATAATGGCTATATTTTATAAAAATCAAGGATTTGTTTTATCAACAACAAACTTAACAACAGTGTTAACTATTAACACTTCATCTGTTGCAATTGTTAAAGATATTGCTGTAACAAATGATAGTTCAACTGCAGCTGAATTAGATATGTATATTTATGATTCATCAGCAACTACAAATTATCAATTTCTACATGCATCTATTCCAGGGCTATGTAATGGAAATGCTGCTCAGACAGTCTTGAATTTAGAAGAAGGAGATGCTATACTAGCGCAAACACCAACTGTTAATGTTATCAAAGGCGTTATCAGTTATGCATTATTAGACAGAACAGGAGAAAATGGATAATCTACCAAAGATAGAATGTCAGACAGTAGAAATTATTAAAAGTAAGAAAACAGGAAAGACTTATAATAATATGGAAGACTTCTTAAAAGAAAATAAAATTGAAGATTTACAAAAAGATTTAGCAGTTACTATTACAAATAAAGGTTTAGAGTTATTAGAGAAAGTAATGAATCAAAAATGAATCCAAGAGGTGGTACAGAATTACAGGTAGAATTATTACATAAATTTGTAGATAAAAATTTATTAGATAAGGTTCAAATAACTACATCTGTTCCTGAAAAAATACCATTACATCCAACTAAACCAAATATACTTTGGCAACAAAATTCATA